CAATGCTGTTGCCTATGCTGTGAGTACAGGTCGGCTAAGTGCCTGGGTATTGTATAACTGCGAAAGTGGGCAGGCCTGGTTAGAAAACATGGATCCAGATCAAACCAAGATTGTATGGCCCTGGATTGATCCAGAGTTTTGGCAAAAGAAGTTCCGCGACTATCCAGCAGATCAAGAATATGCTAGAGAAATGTTGAAGAAAGCAGGTTGGTAATGAGTGCAGACGTAGACATTGACCTAGCAGACAGAGAGCAAGTGTTGAAGTTAATACAGCATGTTCCTGCACGACAAACAGTAGATAACAAAGTACGTCGACATAACTCGGGTGTTTACATCACTGCAATACCCAAAGATCCTGTGCATGGGTGTGCGGCCATAGACTATCAAGAAGCTGAACAACGTGGGTACTTTAAGATAGATTTGTTGAATATGACTGTGTATCAGTTGATCCGGGATCAAGCGCATTATGATGAGATGTTGGCACAGGAACCACCTTGGCATAGATTGCAAGAGCAAGAGTTTTGTGAACGCATTGCACACATTGGTAATCACTATGATTTGGTAAAACAACTCCAACCCAACAGCATTCCTAGAATGGCCATGTTGTTGGCAGTGATACGTCCGGCAAAACGTCACTTGGCCCAGGGTGGGTGGCCTGCAATAGCGCAGGACATTTGGACCCAACCTTTAGATGATAGTTATTTTTTCAAGAAAAGCCATGCAGTGGGCTACGCACAGTTGGTAGCTTTGCACATGAATCTAGTCCATTCTGCGGACTAGAGTTATTGATTTACGTTTGCTCTTTTTACGAGCCAGGTCTATTAGGCTGGTGCAAGGCCCGTACAATATTTCCAAATCTTTGTTGACAAAAGTCTTTAAGAAAGGACGGAATATCTCCCAGTCGTTTTTCAAGAATATGTTTATGGGTATGCTACGATTGCTTTCCCACCACCATTGATTGGCTAGTTCTAGGAACAGTTTTTTAAGGTCAGGATTGGATATGTTCCCAAAGTCATAGATAGTTGTCACAGCATCATCACGATTCTGTACCACACCGATGTATTCATTGCCTGCATAAGAACAGAATGTTATAAAAGGATAGCGTTCTGCTATTTTAGCGAAGATCTCTGTGCCCATAAATATCTTTAGGAAATTATTATAATGTATTCTACCACTGCCTATTTATATCAGCAAAAACAACAGGTATTATTGATTGATACCAGTGGTGCTTACTTTGACCGGAGGTGGCAACCTGTGTACACAAAAAATCTAAAAATACATCGTGGCGTGGACAACGTCATATTATTCCAGTTCGTTAATCAAGACGAAAAACCTGTGAACATCACAGGCAGTACCATTACATTTAGACTGATCAGCACCAATGGCGACATCCTGCTGTTGAGCAAAGACTTGGAGATCCTGAATGCCACCTACGGACGAGCCAAAGTAACACTGCTATCAACAGAGCTTGACTCCATTGATGCACAGCCTGTGGGCTGGAGCCTGGAGCGCAACACAGTGACCAGCACACTGTACGAACCTGTGTTTACAGACGCCTACAGTGGTGGTCGTGGCAAAGCAGATGTACTAGATTCAGTGTATCCTAGCTTTGTGCCCAGCGAAATAATGACGGTGCCCACCAATCCAGAAATCAGCTTGGACGATCCCAATCGTAATCATACATCATTTGTGTATGTACAAGGTCGTCCCTTGGTCACGTTCCAAATGACCTTTGACAACTTTTCAGGCAACGTAAAACCACAAGGATCAAACACACAGCTGGGTCCATGGTATGACATAGGCAGTCAGCGCCAATACATCAATCAACTAGAACGAGATCACTGGAATATCGAAGGATATCACAACTATGTTCGTTTTGAAATCAACCAATACGGTTACAAAGCCAAGGTAGCTGGCAATGTGGTTGTAAGTGGTGGTGCAGTGACCAATATTGCTTTAAACAATCAAGGTAGTCAGTGGATCTCCACACCCTTTCCCAACATAGACATAGTAGGTGAAGGCACAGGTGCCACTGCTTATGCAACTGCATCTTCAGGAACAATCTCAGGTGCTGTGGTAGTTACCGGTGGTGAAGGTTATGTCAATAGTCCCAATGCCGCAGTCAACAACGGATTTATTACTTCAATAGCATTTAGATGAAGATACGCAAACTGGTAGTATTTGGCGATAGCTGGACCTATGGCGATGAGTTAATCGCGCCTGAATTTAGAAACCTGTCAGAAGATCAGTTTAGAGATCACTATGACGAAAATCGTTCCTATAGGCTTCAGCACTGTTATGCTGGGCGGATAGCTGAACATTTTGGTCTTGAGCTAGACAACATGGCTTTTCCTGGTTCTAGCTTGGAAAGCATGCGTTGGAACTTTATGTGGTACCTACGCAACGGTCAGAGCACAGATGATGTGTTGTTCTTGGTAGGACACACTGATGCCACTCGACAGAGTTGGTTTAATCCGTTGCACGAAATCAGCCGCAAAGACCCACAGTGGAATCGACACATGCATGGCACCTGGCTGACTCAACCCAATCCAGACATTGACGACAACTGGTTTAAACTACAAAAACTTTGGTTGGGCATGAGTTACCACTCTGACTGGGCCGAGTACAACTTTCAACAATCTATTAATCTATTTGATCAGGCCGCCAGTCGATACGGAATACCTGTGGTACAGTTTTCAGTGTTGCCCAATCGTTACGGTGTCACTGTGCCCAGTTTGATTTATCCCGGACTTAGCTTTCGAGAAATACTGCACCAAAAGAAAACCGATCTTGGAGTGGAACCATTTGCTCAAGGCGGTCATCCCAACGAAAAAGGCCATCAACTCATAGCAGACCACTTGATTGAACACATAAAGTATGCTAAAATGCTAGAGTGATCGATGTCCTTTCTTATCTACCCGGCAAACGTAAAAACACCAGCTCAGGCTGGATAAGTTTCAACGCACCTTGCTGTGTCCATAATGGCGAATCAGCAGATCGCCGACAGCGAGGTGGTATTAAATCTACAGACCAAGGTTGGAGTTATCACTGTTTTAACTGTGGATTCACTGCCAGCTTTGTGTTGGGACGAAACTTATCATTCAAAGCTCGCAAACTTTTGGGATGGCTCAATGTTGATCGCAACGAGATTGAGCGTATCAATCTTGAAAGTCTTAAACACAAGAATATTGCTGGCATACTCAATGAACGACAGCAAGTATTTCAACAGTTACAAGACATTGACTTTGAAGATCGAGACTTGCCAGCAGACACACAACCCCTGAATGACAAAGCATTGCAATATCTCAACGACCGTTGCATACCCGTGGATTATCCTTTTCTATACAAGACCATGCCGCGACCAGGCGTAATGATACCATTCACTCACCATGGACAAGTAGTTGGGCATACCACAAGATTCTTAGATGATAGAACACCCAAATACATACAAGACATACAGCATGGATACGTATTTGGTACAGACCTACAAAAAGATAACTGGCAACATGCCATTGTGGTTGAAGGAGTATTTGATGCACTCAGCATTGGCGCCCTAGCAGTGTTACATGCCGAGATCAATGATGCACAAGTTCGATTGATAAGATCCCTAGACCGAGAAATAACAGTGGTACCTGATCAAGATGAAGCAGGCATGAAGCTGGTGGATCGGGCTCTAGAGTTAGGGTGGGCAGTGAGCATGCCCAACTGGTCTGCAGATGTCAAAGACGTCAATGATGCTGTGAAGAAATATGGCCGAGTGGCAACTATGCTGAGTATTTTTGAAGCTAGGAATACCAGTAGAATCAAAATAGAAATAGCTCGTAATAACTTGCTTAGGAAGATCAATGGCTAGATTAATCGTCTACGGAGATAGCTACAGCACACCAGGATTCTGTGTGAGTGCCCAGGATTCATGGTGGGGGCTGATTGCATCTGCTTTGAAAATTCACGGTGTAGAGAACTACAGCTGGCCTGGCAACAACATTGACAGTATATCACATCTTGTTGTTGCTGGTGCAGGTTTCTCTCGAGATGATTATGTTGTGATTGGTGTTCCGCCCATTGAACGTTTTACGGTGTTTGATCCCAACGGACAGCCTCCCACACGGTGCAGATTTTTCAACAACCTTGAAGAGATGGATCGTCAGCCCATACTAGAGCACGATGGTCTAGGGCAAGTTACCACACATCAGCTGGGCAAGGAATATGTCATGAGTTGGAACCGCAGTTGGCAAGAAGCACAGGTGTTGAGAGAGCTGTTTCTTTTAAAACAATACATCCTGGGCTGGACGCCACATGTGTTGATAGCGAACCTAGCAGAGCCATTTCAGCCCATGACAGACTGGCCAGTGTTGGGCAGTATTCAACAACGATTTCTAGCAGATCCACACAGCATCTTGTTTGAAGACACCTACTATTCTGTCAACAAAGGAGTTAATCGTCCTGTGGACTTTGATGAGTTTGGCTGGCACGGACATCACAGTGCAGTGGGCAATCGTCATTGGTATGACGCTGTGCTGTTACCTAGAATCAAACAGTTGGGGTGGGTATGATTTACTTTGGCGGATGTAGCATTACCATGGGCGCAGGATACCCTGAACAGCAACAAGACTCAAGAATATATGCCAATGTTGTGGCCAGGGCCATGCACACTCATGCTGACAATCAAGCTGAAGGTGGATCCAGTAACTTAAAAATATTCACCCGTGCGGCCAAGGCTCTGCTGGATAGAGCGCACGATGCCTATTTTGTGCAATGGAGTGCGCTACATAGACATTGGATTTATCCCAGTCCCAAACAAGGATTCTACATTGGTAGCTATGCTGACAATGGATTGGCTGATCAATCATTTGTGGCTCAATACCAGTTGCTTAATCACGACTATAGTAATATAATGAGTGTAATAGATTACACAAGGATACTACAACAAATGGCCGATGATGCCAGTTGTGACATTTGGTTTGTTAATGGCATGTTGCCCTGGACCGAAGACATGCTGTCAGGAGATGATGCCAGTCAATACGCTCAACAGTTATATCAAGGACTGTCTGATCAAGAAATTCAAGATTTCAAACAACGCCTACAAAATAATCTTGAACTTGTTGATTGGAACCAATGGATCAATCCTTGGACCAGCATAGCCGACATGCAATCAGACAACGCACCCTTGGACACACACCCTGGGCCCGATACGCATGCCACACTGGCCAAAATGATTTTAGAGATTATCGACAACATCGATACATAAAAACGAAAGATATTATGAAAGATTATTCAGTAGAAGTCCAAAGACTGTTTCTTGAGATTATGTTGCAAGACGCACAGAGTTTTGTACGAGTGCAAAACATCTATAATGATGAAAACTTTGATCGTAGTCTGCGTAGTGCGGCAAAGTTTATCAAAGAACACGCAGACAAACACAAAACACTGCCAGACCGCAGACAGGTGTCGGCAGTGACCAGTGTAACCCTAGAAGAGATTCCAGAACTCAACGACGGCCACCTTGACTGGTTCATGGAAGAGTTTGAAGGATTCACACGCCGCCAAGAGTTAGAACGTGCTATCTTAAAGTCAGCAGACTTGCTGGAAAAAGGCAACTTTGATCCTGTGGAAAAGTTGATTAAAGATGCTGTACAGATTTCATTGACCAAGGACCTGGGCACAGATTACTTTGATGATCCTAGAGCCCGACTCATGGCGTTGAAAAACAACAACGGACAGAACTCCACAGGCTGGCCAGCTCTAGACAGATTGTTGTATGGTGGATTCAATCGCGGAGAACTACAGATCTTTGCCGGAGGGTCAGGTTCGGGCAAAAGTTTGTTCATGCAGAACTTGGCAGTGAACTGGGCACAAGCAGGACTCAATGGTTGCTACATCACACTAGAACTGTCTGAAGGTCTGTGTTCAATGCGTATTGACTCCATGATGACCAATACTTCGGCCAAAGAGATTTTCAAAGACATTGACACAGTGGAAATGAAAGTCAAAATGATGCAGAAGAAGTCTGGAGGTCTGCAGATCAAATACATGCCAGCGCAGAGTACTGTGAACGACATTCGTGCTTACTTGAAAGAGCTACAGGTCAAAACAGGCAAGCGTGTGGACTTCTTGTGCATAGACTATCTGGACTTGATCATGCCAGTGAGTGCCAAGGTTAGCCCCAATGACTTGTTTGTCAAAGACAAGTATGTGAGTGAAGAACTGCGTAACTTGGCCAAAGAGCTCAATGTGTTGTTTGTCACAGCATCACAGTTGAATCGTGCGGCAGTGGAAGAGATTGAGTTTGATCATTCACACATTTCGGGTGGTATTTCAAAGATCAACACAGCAGACAATGTGTTTGGTATCTTTACATCAAGGGCCATGCGTGAGCGTGGTCGTTATCAAATACAATTGATGAAGACTCGAAGCTCATCGGGTGTTGGACAAAAAGTTGATCTTGAGTTTGATATTGAAAGTTTGCGTATCAGAGATCTCGGCGAAGATCAACAGCAGAGTTCAGGCTTTGTCAAGAAGCCCAGTATCTACGAATCAATCAAGGCCAAGAGTACTGTAAATGACGCAGTTAATGAAGACACAGGAGAAGTTTCCAAAGTCACAGCCGATGTCAACAGCAACAAGCTCAAACAACTGCTAGGTCAGATCAAACAAACATGAAAGACAAAAAATATTTTTGCTATGAAATCTATAAAAATTTAGCAATTTGGTCTCGTAGTGAGCGAGTAGGTTATAGTCCTTGTAGCTACTATCATGGGCGTGTATCAGAATCTGACACTTTTAATCTCAGCGGATATTGGAATTCACCAGAACGAAAAACAATAATGATGCAGGTAGAAAACGATCAGCCTATATCTGGATGTCAATCATGTTATAATCTCGAACAAGCAGGAATTAAAAGTCGCCGTCAGTCGTCAGAAGAATTATACGAGACCTATCACAGTGATACCAACATAGATTTTCTAGGACCCACAGGCATTGACTATTCTGTGGGCAATCTTTGCAATTTGAAATGTGTGATATGCGGTGTTCATAACAGTACATCTTGGATCCCAGACTATCAAAAATTAAATCCAGGAAAAAGCATAGAAATTTTTCGTTATAAAAAACACAATCAGATTGAAGTTGATGATCCTGAATTACTAAAAAATTTAAAATCTGTACACTTTCACGGTGGCGGCGAGCCATTGTTGAGTTCAAATCATTTAAACTTACTGAAAAAACTCAAAAAAGTCAAAGGATTGTCGGACGTGCGAATTTTTTACAATACTAATGGTACAGTAAAACCCAGCCAGGAAGTACTGGACATCTGGGAAGAATGCAAGTTGGTAGAAATTTATTTCAGCATCGATGACATTGGTGAAAGATTTGATTATCAACGTCCAGGTAGTAGTTGGGGACATGTAGTTGATACTATGAAATGGTTTTATGAAAATATGCCACACAACCACATGTTTAATATTAACTGTGTATGGAGTTGTTTGAATTTGTATTACCTAGACGAGTTGTGCGATTGGTATCAAGCTAATTTTAAAACTAATCGTTATGGTGATCCTGTGCAACTAATTTTTCAAAAAGCAGTAGATGAATGTGAAATTAACAGTGTGACAGCACAAGCGCATTCTACTTTGTTGGAAAAATTTCAAAATTATCCAGAACTCATTAAATTAGTACAAAGTCTTAAAGTTGACAACACCGCAAAACCACAAGATTTTTTAAATTATATACAAAAGTTAGATGCAGTTCGCGGAAATGATTTTCACAGTCTCTGCCCTGAATGGAGTAAATTGTTAACATGATTTTGTACACTAAAAATCTAGCAAAACAATGGATTTTATGTTGTTTTTACAAATTCCTTTAATAAGATCAAAGCAATAAATAATAAAAAGGCTTTGGACCATGCAAAAAAAGACCCGTAGTATATTAGAAGAACTCGATGCCATGTACATCGACCGCGATCGACGACATGTGATAGAAAATCGTGCCAGCAATATCATTGCCAGTGCCATCCGTCTCATGGAGCAGATTGAACAAACCTACGATGCTGAACAAGCAGAGAATCTACAGCGCAAACTGATCAACGCCATAAAGATGCGCGACGCATCCAAGTTCACACGTACAGTAAGGCGCACTGATGAAAGTCAATGACATTGTCAACGAAGGAGTATTCAGCGATTTGCGAGCCATTGGAAAAGCCAGCCAAGCGCAGAATTCTCAAAAAATTAAACAAGCACTCTCTTCATTCAAAGGAGAGATCACTCCTCAATGGTATAAAGACCTGGCTGATAAAGTAGGCAACGAAAAAGCCAATCAGCAGGCAGGTCAGTTGGCGCAGGCTTGGACCTTGGCCTGGGACAAAGAATTCAAGCGTATAGAATCCGCTGCCGGCAAGTCATTCACGGATGATGAGTATCGAGGCTTATTCCGTAGCTGGCTGGAAAAAGCAGCCAAGGTCAATGTCAACGAACTACCGTTAAAAACACTCATACCAGTGCAGAGCATTGAAGCAGTAAAAGACTATTTTACCCAACATTTTATTCCTGGCTATCTTAAAGCACAGGCCAATCCTGTGTTTGTAATACCCAATGGCACAGTGATAGACACCACTACCACAGTGGGCAGAAAAACCAGCAAAGTACGTTATACCTGGGACAGTTCCAAAGGACGTTTTGTTGACCCTCGTGGTGCAGAAGTTCCAACTTACACTGCTTTGCATTCAGATCTTGTACAGCAGGCCATGGACATGGCCTCAACTGCTTCAGGTGGAACTACAACCATTGGAGGCGGCGGTGCGGCTACTGTTTGAAGGTGGCAATGTCTTCAAAGACAAAGACGGAAAACCACTCACCCAACGAATCAATCAAAGCGATGTGCCAGCCACGGTGATGTGGCTAGAACAACTCACTGGCTTAGATTTTACATCCGACATAGATCCAGAAACTAACAAACCTCAACGCTGGCTAGGAAGTACTGGTAAAGCTACCACGTCAGGAGATTTAGACCTAGCAGTGGATCTCAATGAAATAAGCAAAGAACAACTGGCTGCCAAGCTCACACAGTGGGCACAGAGTCATGGTGAAGATCCAGCATTGTGGGTCAAGAAAGGTGGAGAGGTGCATTTGCGTACTCCTATCACTGGCGATCCCAAACGAGGATTTGTGCAAACAGATTTTATGTTTTTCCCTAACCTAGATTGGGGCACATTCTTCTACGCAGGTGGCACTGACTCAGCCTACAAAGGCATGGTCCGTAATGTGTTAATGAGTTCATTGGCCAAATCGCTGGGTCTCAAAGTGGGTGCCAACGGTATGTTTAGTCGAACTACTAACCAACTGGTCAACGGTGGTCTAGATCCTGATTATGTAGCTCAGACTTTGTTGGGTAAAAAAGCCACACGAAAAGATTTAAAAAATGTTGAAAACATCTATGCGGCCCTGGCCCGAGATCCCAATCGTGATGCCAAGCTGGCAGATTTTCGAGAATATCTAGCACGTGAAGGCTTGCGTGAACCTGAATCACCTGTGTCAGAAAATGATGTACACTTTTTAGCACGACTGAGAGATCGCATTGTGAATCAAGGCATGGTCATGATCACAGAAGGAGTACGAATAGAGCATCCTGAGGACATGGTGTTTGATCTGGGCAGTCAAGGCATACAACAAGCTATCACTGGCATTGTCAACACAGCCCGTGAGCCCAACACTGCCACTGTAAAATGGGACGGCAAACCTGCCATCATTTTTGGTAGAAAGCCCAATGGCGATTTTGTACTCACTGACAAAGCAGGATTCTTGGCCAAAGGCTACGATGGCTTGGCCACATCACCGGACATGATTGCTCGGATCATGGCTCAGCGAGGCGGGGAACGCGGGGAACTGGTAGCTTTGTATCAGAAGCTATTTCCTCTATTGAGATCTGCTGTGCCGCCAGACTTCCGCGGCTATATCCAGGGAGATTTGTTGTACAGCACAACACCACAGGTGGTCAACGGTTCTTATGTGTTCCAGCCCAACACAGTGACATATTCGGTGCCAGTAGATTCTGATCTAGGTAAGAAAGTTGGTCAGAGCGAAGCCGCAGTGGTCATACACACTGCACTGGAAGCACCTGGCGCACAAGCACAGCCTATACGAGCTGCCGCGCTGAAACCAGTGCCTGGTTTATTGATACTGGATCCTAGTCTCAAAGAACCTAGAAATATCAAACTTGATGCTGCCACAGTGAACAGCCTGAAAAAGATAGCCACTGCACAAGGCGCGGCCATTGATCAACTGTTCAACCCACAAGAGCTCAGAGCTAGAAAAATCACCAATCTGCCACAGTTGATGAAAACCTATATCAACAGTCGTGTGCGTGAAGGTAACTTTACAAACTTGTTAGCCGGGTTTGGTCCTTGGATACAGGCCAAAGAACCTGCCAAAGCACCAAGAATATTTGAGTGGGCCACAGAAAACAAAGCAGCCGTGGCTGCTGTGTTTCAAGCATTTCTTGACATCAGTAAGCTGAAAAACGATTTGGTTCGCCAGCTTGATGGTCAAACACATGATGTGCAAGCCAGTATCAACAACGAACCAGGACACGAAGGCTATGTGGGACAGGGCATGAAGTTTGTGGATCGCATGCGATTTAGTGCGGCAAACTTTGCTCGCAACAACCCTGATCTGACCTGATACCACCCGATTTCTCCAGTTTGGTATAAATAAAAGTAGACCCAATGAGGTCATATATTAAGGAGATTTAAAATGGCACAATTTACACGCACATCCGGCGACTTTCAACCAGTAGTCGTAATGGACTCAAACACCAGCGCATCATCACCTGGTGCAGGTTGGAACTCGGGTATCAACACAGTAGTTAGCGGTGTTACAGTTAACGCGGCTGGTCCTAAGTTAGACTTTGGTACAGTTACATTCACAGGTAACGCAACTGTCAGCGGCACTTCATTGGCAATCGCTATCCAGACAATCCAACAACAAGCTACTATTGCAATGTATGAGTTTACAACAAATTCAAGCAATACAGCAACATTGGCATTGGCAACATTCCCAACTGGTGGCATTGACTACACAAACGCTGGTGAATTAGACGTAGCTTTGACAGCCGCTCTTGGTTACGCTGTTACCACAGCAGCCACAGCAACATTCACAAACTAATACTTTAGTCAGTGAAAGTAAAAACCCTAGTTTATTAGCTAGGGTTTTTTTACGGCTTAAATACCTGCATGAGTGGAGAATATGTTTTTGAAAGCCCGGACGGTGGACACACAGTGTACCGCAGACATGTGGGCAAGTTAGACAGAGAAATGGTTAGCATGGACAGCCATGCACAAGACAAACTGGATACACTACGAGAAGACAAACTCTGGGGTGGTATCCGTCGTGCCGCAAAAATAGATCCTGCTCTCAAAGAAATGTTAGATCAGGTCAGGGTATACTATGAACTCAAACACAATGCGGAAAGTTGAATGCTTGTGCTTGTTTGATATCACTGCTACAGCCATAAATGGAACTCAACGTAACATACAATATCCTTACGTCAGCAAGAATGGTACGCAGATAAATGCTTCTCATGAACTCACACAAGCTCGCAATCAACAACGTAATCTAGATACCATACTACAGTTGGTAGGCATGCGCACACAGATATTTGAAATCACTGATCCTGAATTGGTCACAGATATTCCTAGAGATTTTGCCTGGGCTGGAAACAACGCCAAGGTCTGGCGGTTTACATTTGAAATAGAACCGCAGGCACAATGGACCGTGGACAACGATGAGTTTTGGATATTAAAAGACGACAGCGACCGTACTCCCATGCTTGTAGGGCTTACGGAAACAGCCAAAATGGAGCCTTGGTTAGTAGCACAAGGCCACAACATCAACATCACTTATCATGCCCAAGAAACTAAATAAAGAGTCACCCAAGAAAGAGGCCAATGGAAACAACGGACATCGAAAAGAAAAGTCTAGAAACTCACGTGGAACTGTGCGCTCAGAGGTACAAGTACCTGGAAGAAAAGCTGGAAGCCGTGGAGCAGAACGTGATCAATCTAAACACAGTGGTCCGCGAAGTCCACGACATGGTGCAGACCATGAGTCAAAAGAACACCGATCGCCTGATCAACTGGGGGATCGGAATCATAGTGTTCCTGACAGGAATCGTGGGCTGGCTGCTCACACACTACGTCCTAAAATAAGCGAACGTCAAGCCCAGCTCATGCTGGAGAGGCTGACCCGAGATCATTTACTAAACAACCCCAATGCTATTATACGTCTAGATGACACCATACGTGCATTTGGCCGCTACACTATAACCAGAACACCTCAATGTTTTCAAGTCTATAGAAGTGCTACACTGGCAGCAGAACCCAGTTCCAGCAAGGTAGCTATTTCTTGGTGTGTGGCTGACAAATATGGAAAAGATACCCTGGCAAAAGAATTGATCACATATGATCTAGAAGTAGAACGTAGATCAGATGAAATCATGTATTACCGTAATACCCTGGCACACAGCCAAGACTCCACGCTGAGATTTGTGGTCGCAGACCGTCTAGCGCAGAGTTTGGCTAGTTTAAAATACGCTCAAGAACAGTTGGATAAATGTGTAAATCTGGCTAAATACTGGCAACTAAAAGGATTCAAAGATGAAACTGCAAGAATTGGAATCAAGAACCAAAATACAACAAAGCCTCAAAGTATTTGAGAGCCATTTTGGAAAGAGCCTGGCTATTGATGCCATGACCCCACAAAAAGCACAGATGATGCTTCGCAAAGTGCGTGGCTTGATCAGAGAGCATCGTATCACTACTGACTTTCATCAGAGCGAGCGTAATCCAGCCTATCTGAAACTGATGGTAATGGAACAGGCGCTTGCAAGTCGAATTAAAGAAATGGCTGATCTTGACGAAGTTGCACCACAAAGCATGCGACGTGTAGGTAAAGCGGCAGGCGAAATTTTAGGTGCTGGTATTGGTTTTGCTCTAGCGGCTATACCTGGTGCAGTACTTGGTGGCGCTGTTGCGGGCCCCGGAGGTTTTGTGGGTGGCGGTATAGCCTCAGGTTTGCCAGGCGCTATGGCAGGAACTACTGTTGGTGGCTGGGAGGGTGTTCGGGCAGCCAACTTCACCCATGATGCCTTGGTCAACGCATGGCGCAAAGCCAGCGCCAAACTAGGTGGTCCAGAAGCCACTGCTGAGTTTATCAAAGCACATGCACAGGCCGCAAGCACTGGCCAAAATTCCTTTGCCTTTGGCGGCAAAAAATATGCAGTCACAATGAATCGTACGCAGGCTCGTAAGGCCATGAGTGATCTGTCTAACATGCAGGGCGGTATGCGTGAGTCTCAACCAGGTGCCGCACCTGGCATGGCCATGGCACAGCAGACTCCTGCACAACAAGCCGCTGCCGCATCAGGTGTAAGAAAAGTTGCCACAGCCACAGGTCAAGGCAGTCAAGCTGGACTACTAGGCAAGGCCATTGACACAGCGGTACAAGGTAAAACATTGGATCCTCGTCAACGTGACGCTCTTAGTACACAGTTGGGTGGCTTGCAAAAGGCCATGAGCGACCCATCCACAGCATCTCGTTTACAGCAGATGTTGAAGACTGCTACTACCGCAGAATCTAAAAAAGCTCGTGGTCGTAGACTGCGTGAAGCCAGCGAGATTCAGCAAGCTCAGGTAGTATTGGCAGCGCAAGACATGGTTGATCAAGTACAAAAAATGATTGAGCAAGTCAGTGCCATGCAGTTTAAAGATCTGCCAGCCTTGGTAGATTCCATCCGCAATGACGTTGGCATGGATCAAGCACAACAGTTTAACAATGATGTCACAGCTTCACTACAAGGTCTTATCCAGGGCCTCCAGGGTTCCAAAACCCAGCTGGAAACCGCACAAGGTGTACTCACAGGCCAAGCCCCAGTGGTACCCGGACAAGATGCTGGTGCCGCAGGAGCCGCTCCCATTCCAGGAGCAGACTTATCTGGTGCTGACACCGGTGACGTAGACATGTCTGCAGATCTAGACCTGGATGCAAATCTTCCACCAGAAGATGATCAAGAACTTCCACCAGCCAAAGCACTAGGCCGCGAGCGTAGATAATATGTTGATCCGAGAGTTCCAGGATCCAGACTCAACAAAACTGGCCGCCATAGGCCAGTTTTTGCTCAAGCGAGCACAGGACACTGATGCAGTCAAACCCATGAGTGTGGATGCCTTTGTAAGTCTTGCTCATGAAAACGGCATCAATATGACTCCAGAGCGACTGGAAACACTGTCAGTACAGCCACCGCTCAACAACATCATTGACTCTATCCAAAACGGTGAAATCATTTGGAAAGGATCTCAGACCCCGCAGTCTGGAGACCAAAAAATGAGCGTGGACCAAGCTCGAAAAACTGTAAACCAAATGGCCAAGCGTGCCATTGATCTAAAGTAAATAATCAAATATAATAACTAAAGGAGGTTCTTATGGCGTACAGCGATAAGGTCATAGATCACTATGAAAACCCTCGTAATGTTGGTGCCCTTGACAAGTCTGATCCTACTGTAGGTACAGGCATGGTTGGCGCACCTGCTTGCGGGGATGTAATGAAACTACAAATCAAGGTAGATGATGATACAGGTGTTATTACAGATGCAAAATTTAAAACGTATGGCTGCGGATCGGCTATTGCGAGCTCGAGCCTGGTCACAGAGTGGGTCAAAGGAAAAACACTCGACGAAGCCGCAGGAATCAAAAATAGTGAAATTGCCCAAGAACTAGCCCTGCCCCCAGTAAAGATTCACTGCTCTATCTTGGCCGAAGATGCCATCAAGGCCGCAGTGGAAGATTATAGAAAAAAACACAAGGCTTAGATGGATTGCGTAAATGTCACAGACCGTGAAGTAATCATACAACTCACTGACTATATTAAACATGATGGATATGTACATCATGTTTCTGAACTGTATAGAACTCTGCATCAGTTGGCAGATGTAATCAATACTCGCACAGTGAGATTTATATCTCACGAAACAGAACCTTTTAGAATGGTAGCATTTGATCGTGTGTTGGAACACATAGCCACCACAATGTCACTGCCAACA